CCGCCAGCCCTGCCGCTGCCCGTAAAGCCGCACTGCCAATACTAATCAGGGTGGACGCGGTTTTAACCGCTGCGATACCCGCCAGCACCGCTAATACCTGATCCCCGTTGCGGATTACGAACTGCAACCCGTCACTGGCCAGTGCCGTGCCCTGTGCCAGCAGTTCGCCAAAGCTGGTTGCGGCCTGTTCAAGCTCGGGACCTTTGAGCAAAGCCGTGATATCGCGAATTTCTTTGGCCAGTGTCGCGCCAAAGCCCGACGTGTAGACGGTGTTAGAGCGATCTGTAATCACGTTCATCATGCGGTTCCATTCGGAACTCGCGCGTCGTGTCGCCGATGGTAAGGCTTCGCCATAGGTCTTGCGCAATTCAGCAGCAAATTTCGGCAGGAAATCCTCGGCTGTCACCTGACCAAGTTCCAGCATCTTACCCAGTTCTTGCGTTGAGACCCCCATCGCCCGCGCCGCAATCTGAAACGCACCGGGAATGCGCTCACCCAACTGGCCGCGCAACTCTTCGGCCTGAACGGTGCCTTTGCTCATGACCTGCGTGATTGCGGTTAACGCGCCCTGGGTATCGGCAGATGATTTGTTTAAAACCACCATCGATTCCGACACAGCCTCAAAAATGTCGCGTGCCGGTTGCCCTTGCAAAACGGTGCTTTTGGCTGCTGCCGCAACCTGACTATATTGGTCGGTGGTGGATGCGAGCGCCAGCCCCAGCCGGTCTGCCTGGGCCCGTACATAATCCATTTCAGCAGCAGCTTTTTGATGCGTGCCTGCAACCGAGAGCAAGGTGCTTTCATAACCCTCAAAGGCATTGCCGGTCTGATAGATATCGCGCACCAAAAGACCAAGACCCAGCGTTGCAATCGCATTGCGCATGTTCAAAAACATGCCGCTCACATTGCTGCCTTGCGCGGACAACCGATCAAGGCCCCGCCCGGCGCGACCAGAGCTATCGGTCAGCCGGTCAAGCTCGGCACGCGATAACCGCAAATCGCCGATAAACCCACGGGCATCGGCGCGCAAACGTGCGGTGATAATCAGATCACTCATGACCTACCTCCCGCGCAACTCCGCAAACCGGCCAATGGCGGCCTGTTCCATAATCCGCAAATCGGCGAACAGCTCGGGCGTGATTTTTACTTTCGCCCATCTCGCGGCCTGTTCGACCCCCGGATAATCCAGCCCGTAAGGTGCACCATTGGCCGCCAGCCGCCATTGCGTCGCAGCCACTAAAAACAGCTCGACCGCCGCCCAGTTTTCGGGCCGCACGGCAAATTCCTGTGACTGTTTTTGTTGCTGTGAAAGCCATTGGCTGATCTGTTCCTCTGACGCGCCCCAGGCGCGCATATCGTCAATCAGGGTGTCGGTGTCTTCTGTTGAATGCTGCGCGCCCGCCGCCCAATAGCGCGCAGCATCGATCAGTTTTTTGTTTTTTGCCCCGATAGTCCTTTCCAGAATTCGGTGATCAAAGGCAGGGCGACATAGGGGATTTTTGCCAGCATTTCGCGCAGGGAAGCCGTGTCAGCAACATCGTTGTCGTCTTCGTCCTTGATACCCTCACAACCGACAAAAACGCGATCGAGCAAGACGCGGTCCTTGTTGGTATCTTCGCCTTCATAAAGCTCTTTGGCTTCATCGCTATTGATGGCAGCAAAGGTGGCGGTAAAGCTCTCGGCCTTGAAACCGGTATCGGTCGGCACCTTGACGTCGATTTTGCGTTTGAAGGTGTGGTTCTCGCGAAGAATAAAACTCATTTTGGAAACTCCGTAAAAGCCGTCTCAAAGCCCTCTCAAAGGGCAATGAGAGGCCGTTAAATCAGGTGAATGTCAGGTAAAAGTCAGAGTGATTTCGTCGTCACCCGCATCCGGCGTTGGCGTCAAAGTCAGCGCCATCATGACGGTGCCATCCTCATTGCTCTGGCTCGGCGTTTTAAGCTGAACTTTCGGCATGTCGATGGTCACGATATTGCCCGCATTGGTGCCATGAACCAGTTGCAGCGCATCAAGGGTTGCAGCCTTGACCAGACTGTAAAAATTCTTGGCCGAGATAAGCGGTTCTTCAAAGGTGACGGACCCGCTCATCTTGCGGTCGGAAAACTTGACTTCCTCGGAATTCATGCGGTCCCGGTGATTGATCGTATTACCGAGGTTAAACGTGAATGCCGTTGCAACAGCGCTAAAGCCATGCAGGGTGAAGGTCGGTGTGTTGGCATTGTTGACGGGCAAAGCCGGGATAAAGGCCGAGAAATCACTTGTCGGCAGGGCTGCTGACGCGGGCTGTGTCCACAACCCGACGAAGCTGAATTTAAACACCGGCAGATTGTTGGCATTCATTTCGACAGTGACATTGCCCCGCGAACCAACCAGTTTGAACAGATTGCCATCACGATTGAAATACAAGCTGGCCGACTCTTCATCTTCCGACACCGGATTGTAAGCAACGCTCACCCCGGCATCGACCACTTCGGCCATCGCGCAGGCCCGTAACAAAGGACCAAAGGCGGGAGCCGTCCCGGCAGCGCCAGACCCGGCAATTTCCACGGTAAAATCGCAAGTGACGTGTGTATTCACCGGCACCGACGGGTCGGCACCCAACGTTGGCCGTAGCAACCCGCGCTCAACTTCATCACCCGCCAGCGGCGTCACCGTGGCTTCCGAAATCTGAATGGCATTGGCCGCCCCGGTCGGGGCTGCATCGGTGCCATAGGTGGTTTCCAGCTTGGCCAGAATAACTGTCTTGCGCCATTTGAGGCTCATCGAACCTACTCCTTGTCCTTGGCAGGCTTCGCAGCCGGCTGAATTTTTTCAGAGGCCACCGGTTTGCCCATATGCTCGGTCCGTGTGACCGCGCCGGTTTTCTTGTCCTTTTGATATCGTCCGCCCTTCATGACCGGCTCCTTTCCTTGAAAATCATCAGGCGCGAAATTCGTCGCGCGCCTGGTACGTGTCCTGCCAAAAGGCAATGCCATCCTTGAACCCCAGCAGTTTTCCCTGCCGCAGGCCGACCGGATCAAATCCATTGCCCGGTTCCCAGCCGATCAGGGTAGTGCGGATTTTGGCGCGCAAATCTTCCAGTTCGTCCGATGCCTTTTCGCCGGTCGGATCGTTCGCACCCTTCACACACAGCACCACAGCAACATCCCCGGTCACGTTTTGAACGAATGCACCAACCGCACGGCTGTTTGCCGAGGCACTATCCGCCGCCAGAAAAACAAATGCCGCTGGAAACGTGATCAGGTTGCGCCCGATCGCGGCAAAATCGACCGTGCCACGCACCGCGCGAAGCGCGGGAATTTCGGCTTTCAACCGGGCGCGGATCAACGGGGCCGGGTCTGTCATGATCTCAAAACCCCATCTTGCGCGGATCGGTCATAACCGGCAGCGCATCGCCCCATTGCGGGGTGTCTGTGCTGGGTGTGCGACCATCAAGAACCAGTTTACCGTTCGCAATTGATTCCAGCATTTTGATCGCATCATTGCGGCGATTGCGAATATCTTCCGGTGCGCCCCACGGATGCAGCGCATACAGGATCAAATCACAGGCAACGGTGGTTAGAAGGGCCGGTGGACTGGAAAGCGGCAGGTCATAACGACCTGCCAGATATCCATCAATCACCCCGTCGGCCTCGGCAATCGCCGCATCGATCACGCCGGTATCAGCCACCCCGTCACCATCGCGATCCGAAAGACGGGTTAGTTGATCGATCCCGATCCGGTTGCCAAGGTCGGTTGCGCTGACATAAGGCATGGTCAGGCCTCCGCGACCACAAGGTTACGTTCACCAAGGATGGCCGCAATCTGCTCGTCGCTGAGATCGGCAGTCTTGAGCACCACCGGCTCCTTGCCAAAGCGCAGGCCAGCCCGGCGAAACGTTGTTAAACCCCGCCGGGTTTTGACCGTGATTTCATCGGGTAAAACCAAAGTCTGGTCATCGCCCTGGTTCATCTGGGCCGGAACAGCGGAAGCCGTTTGCCCGGCTTCCTTTTGTTCCGTTTCTGCCGAAGGCGCGGCTGCCTTCGGTGCTGCATTCCCGCTTTTGCGCGCTGCCATGTCACTCTCCTGTATGTTCTCGCCATCCCGTCAGGATGCCGGTCTAGGCCGCAGCAAGACGGCGGTTAAGAATGATTTTGGAGGTATTGAACCATTCGTTGGTTTCGCCACCGGCGGCCAGCGAATTGCCAATCACCTTGCGCGCAGCCCCTTCAAGCGTGCTTGGCACCATCGTATGGGTGTGGGCAAGGCCCAGCGGGCGACCATGATCGCCTAGCATTCCCTGAAGGCGCTGACGGGCCAGTTCATAGTTTTCTGCATTCAGTGTCTGCTTGCTGCGCACGGCCAACTGCCAGAGGCCGGGGCCGACATTCACACGGGCATCAACGCCATACATGAATTTGTCGGTCATAAAGACGTTCGAATCATTAAGGTTCGTGATCGAACGGAAGTCATAATCGCGGCGTTTTTGAAAAATGAACGGCTTGATAAAGCGCGACAGATCCAGCACGTACCAGGCGGCACCAGCACCGCCCATGTCGTTCGAAACGCTGGTTTCCTTACCATCTGCATCAAGCACCGGATGATCGCTATCAAACAGGTTTTGCCCGTCATAACAAAGCGGGTTGGCCTCGATCAGCTCAACCAGCAGCTTGTTCGGATGCGCCTTGGCCGAGCGGCCCATTTCCTGAAACAGCGGAGCGTACAGCCCATAGGTGTCATCGTCGAGTTTGTCGCGCAAAACACCTTCGGTCAGTTCGAACTTGCGGTTCTTGATCGAAAAGTCAGCGGCTTCCAGTGAATGAATAACCCGATCACCCACCCATTCGCGCATATCGGGCAGCGATTTCAGCCACGGGTAAACTTCCACCGCCGTCGTGCTCGGCACCGGCGTTGCAATCATCGCCGCAACATCTTCTTCAGCACCAAGCGAGGAAAAACCGGCCTGAAACGCGGTTTTATAGCCCTTGAAAACCGCTTCAAGATTGGAGGTCGTTAAATCCATAATAAAGATCCTTTCGGGGGGTAATCGATTACGCCAGGACGCCGCTGGTCGGATCGACCAGGACCCAGACACCGCTGTCATCGACATCGTCGACAATGCCGACAATACTGCGCGTGCTTGTGCCGCTGGTCTTTGCGACCGTCAGATCATCGACCGCGTAGCAAGCCTTGCCGATGTCGCCGGTCGTGATCGCATCGGTCGAGGTTGAGTTGGCAAAGCGGTAAATACCGCGTTCAACAGCCGCGACCATGTCGCCATCGCCACCTGCCGAGTTGTCACATTCAGCGCTAAACACCCCAACCGCGATCAGGCCGGTGGCTGTGGTGGCCGGTTCGACAAACCCGCCATTCAAAACCGCAATCGTGCCTGCGTAGGCGTGGGTGGCCGCCGCCATGCCATAGCCGCGTGACAGACCAAGGCGATGCGGCGTATTTGTGTTTTTGGTTGCTGCGGTCATGATCAAATCCTTTCCGCTTTAGCTGTTAAAACCCGGAGCGCCTTACGAGGCGTTCGCTTTGGCGTAATCTTCGGGGGAAAGACCCATCTGCTTGCAAACAGCCAGATCCGCATCATTCAGGCCGTTGCCATCCGTTGCTTTCTTTTCCGGGGCCTTGCCTGCCGTCTGAAGCCCCTTTAAGGCCGCAAGCGGGGCCGCGTCCGCCAGATGCGATTTCAAAACCGCAACGGTCTGGCCGCGCAGCCAGTCAGCTGTCGCCTTACCGGCAATGCGGCCATCGGCAACACCTTCTTCAATAAGGCGGTCCCGCTCACTTTTTTCACCACTTGCCTTCAGCACGGCCAACTGGGCTTTCAGTTCGTCATAGACCGGTTGGGGAACACCCACAGCCGGTGCGGCTTTCAACGCGGCAATCGCCGGTTTGGCGTCCTCGCCGTCTTTCAGGCCAAGCTCGGCCCGCAGGGCGGCCATCTGGTCATTGCCGGTTTTCAGGGCCGCAACCGCCTTGATGGCATTGGCTTCGGTGGTATCTTCGGGAAGCCCAAGGGCTTCGAGCAGGATTTTGAGGTCCATCTCATCGGTCTCCGTTTGGGAATGTTCGATATCAAAGGGAAGGGCCGCACGGGCTGCCGCTAGCGCCCGCTGATCCAGCCCGTGAATGGCCGGGGTGTTCGTCAGTGCAATTTGCAACAGGTCAAGCGGGGTGCCGCTCCCGTCATAGGGAAAGACCGGCGACAGATACAAATATTCATCCGCATCGACCATCGCCTGTGCCGCAGCTGTCCATTTGACCGCGCCATAAAGGCCGTCTTCACGCCATTCCAGCGTTTTCGGGTCAACCCAGCCCGCCGCAGGGGCCGGTTTTCCGTTTTGTGCCGACATCAGGGTCTGGTGTTCGTAATCGATCACGATATTGGTCGAACGGTTTTGCGCATTTGCGATCAGCACAGCAGCCGATGCCTGGTCAAGATGCCACGGCCCCTGACCAGACATTGCCCCGCGCGGAGCGGAGAATGTGCCCGCAGGCATCAGACGCTTTAAATCACCCTGCGTCCGGTCAAGCGACACGGCACAAATGGCGATCTTCGGCATATGTTTTTTGGATAGCTGATGCGTTTTCATGCCGACATCTTCGGTCAAACGCGCACAGGTCATAAGGGCGTAAGGTTGCGCCCTCAATGCCGGTTTTGATGATTTTGGGGAAAGTGCCTTTCAAGGCAGGACTGACGCTACCCCGGATCGCCCTTTAACGCAAGACCGCCAAACAGGAGCGAACCCGACCGCCCCTTGAAGTTTAAGAGGCATTTAAGAGGTTTTAAGAGCTATATCAGGCGACGCACCCGCTTTCAGAGCCACAACGGGGCAGCTTTAATGCCAAAACGCACCACGGGCGAAAAATCGGAACGCTGGTCAGAGATGTTGTTAAAGCCCGATATAGTCCTTCACAATATCCTCAATCACCGAAATATCTTCGGACGAAAAACCCAGCCAGGTGCGCGCCGGGATGCCGCGATCCTCATCGCCAAATTGCTGGGTCGCGCCGTAAATCCGGTCGGTGCCAAATGCCAGCTCATTACCCGTGATCTGATAGCGCAGCAAATCGCGTAAATCGCCGCTTTCAATCAGAATGCCGCGATCACGGCCTTTGCGCTGCTTGCGCTTTACAGTCGATGCCTTCAGGGGCTTCCACGGCTCGCCGTCGGGCGATGTCTGGTGATCCCAGCGTTCGCGATGCGCCAGATCAAGATATTCACCAATATCTGCCAATAACGGGGCAAGGTTTTCACCGCGCGCAATCAACTGCCGAAACCGCCTTTGGGCTTCGCGATCATCCAGTGTGAAGTCAAATTCTAAACTTGCCCCGGCCATGTCTGTCTCCTATAATTATCCTAGCGCCATAGGGCAGGCAGTCTCTGACCAGACCTCCAATCCCATGCTCTGGCAAACCACGACGGGTCAGCGGCGTGGTTTTCTATTGCGTGCGTAGAGGTTTGGTTCTTGGTCGCGGGATACCGGCTAACGACGAGCTGTTATGCAAAATCTTGCTATAATTTCCCAAACTGGGTTTCAACCTCGGTTTGGGCATATTTGTATTGCGGACTAAATCCGCGGGATTCCATTTTTTTGGTTCAGCAACTACATTAATAATATTTATATTATTAGTCACGTTGTACGTGGAACCTGAATCAAGCAGTGCATTTCCACCGAGGGTAATTGCACTGGTTATTATCGCATTGATTATGGTATCGCGGATTGATTTAGGAAATTTTCCCAAATTGAAAAGGTTTGCTGCAGCAGGCGATATTTTAGCGGCTTCTTGCTCGGCTTCCTCCGGCGTAATTTCATCGCGCTTTAAGCGTTCAGCGATGTTCCTGATAGCGACTAATGCATCTGCCGAAATGCTTGGATCAATTCTGATCTTTAAGCCACCAGTTGAAGCATCGTATTGTCCAGGAATAATTTCAGCAGTTCGACCGCATTGAGGACACACAGTTGTGTTTCCTAAAAACGTCCCCTCGCCAGAGCCTTCTTCTAATGCAATTCCCTTGCAGGGAAAAAGACCATGAACCAGACAAAAAGCTGGTGGATTATAAAATTTCGATGACACATTTTCCTCCTATATAATATCCTTCTCACGTTACCTTACCTTCTATTAGCGCAAGTCAAACATAATAATCGAATTTACACAGTGATCCGTCGATAAAGCCGGATACCCGCTCGAAACTCTCGCAAATAATCTTCTACCGTCTGAAACGTCGTCACACCGGCCCAACCGTCTCGTCCCCATTCAAACACGGCAAGACCGGGCTGGGCTTCCCCTTCAATCAAAAAACGGGCAACATAACGCCGCCGCAAAACCGGCTTGTTTATTGCCTGATGATATTCCCCCGCAATCCATATCTCGTCAGGCTCCTTGATTGCTTTGGCCAGCATCGGCAAAAACCGGGCGCGGTCGCGCTTACTGACTTTCAGTTTGCCTGTCCCCGAATGACGAAACAGCGCGTCAGAAATCGCCAACGGTTCGCCCGCCGCATCGAAAAATACTTTCGGAGCGTCCGTCGTTGCGCCAAATTCCTTCAAAAAGCTGTCAATATAAGCCTCCGGTGCCAGACCATTCTCCAACAACGCACCGGTAAAATCCCGCGCATCGGGTAAGGCATCAACCGCACCCCGGTCCGGGAAGTGGCGACCGGGGACAGATTTCAACGGCTGCTCAATCTCGGGCGGCGACATCGATCTTATGCGCCCCGCACCGGGCCGATGCTCAAACCCCGGATCAATCCCTTCAGGTAAAGTCACCTCACGCGGACTGGGACCATTCACGCCAATGGTTTTAGTCACCATCGGAATGTCCGGGGCCTCCTTCATGATCGTCAGCCCCATGCGTTCCACATCACGGGCGGAAATCGCGAATTTTTTGCACGTACAGCCCCAGCCATTTTGCGGCGACCATGTGTCCCAGAACGGGTGATCAAGCGGAATAACCCAGCCATCCTTGGCGAGATGATGCGGTCGCGGATCAGACGATCCCCCGTGGCGATAAAGTCCGTATGGTCGCCTTTTGCGCAAGGCCGGGTCCGCCATCTGCGCTTCGCGCCCCGCATGATAGGACTGGCGCAAATTGGTCTCATAAATCACACGGCTGCGCCAGTTGCGCCCGCCCTTGTAATCCCAGCCATGCCGGGCAACGATCTCATCAAATTCCTTGCGAAATTGTGCAATCGTCAGACCTTCATCAATCATCTTCGTGATCGAGGCTTGCAGATCCTCGACCAGCGCCATTTTGGCGGCCCCGGCCACCATAAAACCATGATCATGCTCGCCGCCGTAAAGGTCGGTCCAGGCCCTGGTCGGTATGGCCAGCTTGGATCTGAAAAAATCGATCTGCTGTTTAAAGGGAACACTGCCATATTGCGCAGACGATGCCATGTCAGAGCCCTTCCATCAGATCAAAGCGCCCGGCCAGATGAGCCGCCGCCATTGCCTCGGCCAGCGCATCGGCAAGGCTTCCTGTATCAAGCTCGGCGGTCATTTCCACCAGCCGGTCACGCAGCGCCTCAAGGCTCTCGGCGTCATCAACCGCCTTGCGGATCTGCTCGATCCAGCCTGTCATCGGGTCGATCTTCAGGGCCGTTTCGATCTGTGCCGGTACCGCATCGCTGGAAAGCGCAGTACCGGACTTCAAAGCAGCGATCCGCGCCGCCGCAACACCGGTTTTATTATCGCTCTGATCACCGGGGGCATTTTCTCCCGGGGCAGCTTCTCCCGGGGCAAATGGCACAGGCTTCGCTTTTGCCTGCAAAACCTCGTCTTCGTCAGTCGCAGTCGGAATCCCGGTTTTTTCATGCACCCACCATATCGGGATCTTCATGCCCATAGCGACAAAGGTCGGAAGCGTATCTGACAGCGTTTTGTAATCCTCGGTTTCATCCGTATCGAGCCAGAATTTCGGTGCGCGGCGTAAATCCTCGATGCCGAAATTAAGCGCTGCCATCGGCCATAAAATATCACGCCGGATCGTCCCGGCATATTGCCGCACGTCAGACCGGATCAGGCTGTTTAAGCCCCGCTCATGCACATTGCCCAGCGCGTTTGTATTGGTGCCTTCGCCGGTGCCACTGGTTAGGGTGCCACCCAAAATCACCTTGGCCTTGGCCCGTTCGCACCAGTCGAGCATCGCCTGGTAAACATCCGCACGGCCTTCGGCAGCATTTAAAAAATCAATCTTCATGCCTTCGGGGATGATGCCCGCTGCCGACCGGCCAAGGCTGGTCACAGCCCGCAAAAGGGCGGCTTTTTCCGCATTGCTTGCCCCGCGCGGATATTGACCGATCCGGGCAGGCAACCCGTAAATTTCCAACAATTGCGCCAGATCACCCAGCGCGTAATTCTGAAATAAATACGGCCATGCCAGCATCCGGTGCAACCCGGTGCGCGCCACATAACCGGGCTTTGCCCGATGCCGGTGCGAGACCCAGCCCAACGGCCAAAGCTGTGCGTCCTCATTCTGAAGGCCTTTAATGACGATATTATTCTGGTCATTTTGATCAAGGGCAAACCAGCTATGCGGGCGCAAGATCGGCTGACAAATCCGCCGCGCCGTTCCTTCACGGTCCCACGGTAGTTCCAGTTGCGCCCAGCCATGCCCGACCGCCGATCCCATATCGCCAATCAGATCCTCGACCTCAATGCCGCCAAACACCTCCGAACAAAACTCGGTGGCCTTGGTTTCTGCCGCACTGGCCCCGTCCGGTGCCGAAATCTGCCATTCCAGCTCGGATGCCGCCTGGCGGCGCTTGGCCATATCCGCACCGATCTGCGGGTCTTTTTCCTCCATATCCTCAAACAGCTCTGACTGGGCGGAAAGGTCGCCCTGTTCAGCGGCTTCAAGAATGCGGTGCAGCTTGTCTGGCGTCAGCCCCTTCGAGGGGTGATTGGCAAATTCCTGTTTGAGCTGGCCAACGCGCGCCTTGGCGTCTGACTGGGTTTCCTCAAGCGCCTGGCTGTCGCCCCCCCAGATTTTTTTAACCACTGATTTCAAATTCACAATCATCTCTCCTTACCAGGCACCCGATGCAGCAAAACCTTCGTCGGAATCATCGTCGAGTTCGTCATCGTCATGTACGCTGCCGCGACCAAACGGCCCGCCTTTGGGCGCTGACGTAAATTCTATCGGCGCACTCTCGCCATCGGCGGCACTGTCCGCCATTGCCAGGGCAATCGCCCCATCGCCGTGGCGGTTTTTGTTATCGCCGGTTTTGGCATCGGGAATTTTGGGAATGCCTTTAATCACCTGAATCGCACGCACGTCATCAACCACATCGCGGTCACGCGGGATCAGGATCAAATCATCTTCAAACCGCGCTTTGAATTTTGGCATCACATCGAGATACCAGGCCTGGCTGATCATCACCGCCTCGATGCGCGACGCGCCATAGCGATAAACCGCCTGTTCAGCCAGATATTGCCCATTGCCGCGCGCATCAAGCCGACCGGCGCGCAAACGCGGCAACCGGTCAACAATATAAAACAGGATCTGTTCCTGGGATCGAAACGGCACATTGCGCAACTCAACCAGAAACGGCACCACACGTTTTAACGCCGGTTTGATTGCCATGGGCGCAATAACGGTCAAGTCGCCAGACCGGCCAAAATCCTCGCCAAACACATGCTCGTCGGTGGGATCAAGGGCGGCCAGCACCGGGGACAGATATTGCTCACACCATGCAGCCACCTCGATATCGCGCGCGGCCTCCTCAAGCAGATTAAAGGCTTCATCGCCCTCAAACCGGATAACCGGCGCGTCATGCATGCGGCTTTCAATCAGGGTGCGTGACAAATACGCCCCGCCACCCGATTTCGGCACACATCCATATTCCTCCAGCGCATCTTCGCGCGACGCGGTACCGGCTAGCAGCTTTTCCTTCCAAGCCTGTTCAGCCTGTGGGCTCCATGCAATACCCCGGATCTGGCAGATACGTTTATACAGGCCCTGTTCGCAGGCATCATCAAGGGTAATGCGGTGAATGCTATAGGGCTTCTTGCCCGCGCGCGTGTCAGCGATCAATTCGTTAAACAGGTTTTCAACCCCGTTATGCGTCGAAATGATACGAATTTTCGAACCCCACATCGTCAAGGCCAGGGCTGCTTTTAAAACCTCGTCGAGATGGTCGTGAAAGGCGGCTTCATCAATCGTCACATTGCCCTGGCGACCGCGCAAATTGCTGGGCCGCGATGACAATGCCTGTATCTTGAACCCGCTGGCAAACCGGATATTGAAGGTCAGAATATCCTTGTCGCCATCGGTAAAGATTTCTTCCTCGATATCGCCCGCCGCCTGGTCAAAGGCGCGCGCCCACATCGCACAGGCATCAATGAATTCCACCGCCATCTCACGGTTGGAACCAACATAAAAATGATTATCCCCACCCGCCGATTTTGCCGCCCCTGCGGTTAATACCGCGTCCGCAGCCTCCGCCCAGGTCAGGCCGGTCCGGCGCGATTTTTCGGCAAGTTTGATGTCGGATGTATCGGCTATCCAGTCACGCTGATATTTCAGCAAAACCTCGTCGGCATCAAAATTTGATGGATCAAACGCTACGGGCTTTAGCGGGGTTTCTGCAATCTGCATGGTCGCACCTAATTACCAACGCCAAGGATCTCGGCCTTGATGGCACTAACGGCTTCTTTTGACAGCCCTTTGGTGGTTTTCGCCGCAACCTTCTCGACCATGTCAGCCGCGCGTTTACGCTCCTCGGCAGCAATATGTTCGCGCAGTTTGGTCTCGAAATCCTGATCATTGCGCAAAGCCTTGCCAAGATCGGCAAGCCCTTTACCAAGCATCATAACATCCTTGGTCTCAAGGTCGGCTTCCTCGTCCTGTAACTTCATCAGCAAGTCAAAAACCATCGACCTGGTCATTTCGACCAGCAACCGACCTTGCTTGCCCTGAATAGCGGACTCGCCCAGTTCAGTAGCAATCGCCTCGGTAATCTGGCGCGATTCCCGCAAGCGCGCCGCAACCCGTTCAAAATTCTTGCTGTAGCGCCCGACCGAGGATCGCGAGATTTCGTAATCGCGTTTTGCCAGCCATTCGACAAGACTGTCGATCGAGCAACGACCCGTTGCCATCAAATGGCGAAAATCCTTGAGGTCATCCTGCGAAAGCTCGGTTTCGATCTTTGATTTAACCGCCATAATCAGGCCCCCGGACCGGGCCGCGCGATCCCGGCCACCTGTACTCGGCCAGCGGCGACATCAAGGCCACGCTGGGTAATAGTGGCGGCATGCACAGTGGTGGAAATCTCGTCAACAGTAACCATACCCATATCGCGCAACCACGCGTAATCCCCGCGCACCATGTCGCGCGAACATCCGAACCCGAAATGCTCAACCACTGAATGCATCACGCTGTCATTAGCGGAATAGCCGTTTTCTTCTGCAAGGTACCGCAAGATGGTCAGGCGGCGTTTTTCAGCAACAAAATCACGGTAGCTCACGGCTTGCCTCCCTTCGCATTCAGCAGATAGGTTTCAACACGATCAAGAACACGTTCGACCCGTTTCTGGTTTTCGGCGTCCGCCTCAACCCGCTGCACGATCCCGCCCAACCGCCCCGACAACCGTTCGATTGCAATGCTTAATTCATGAAACTCCGACTGCGATGGCACGCCAGCAAACCGGCTCTCCATCAAATTGACCTTGTCTGTCGCATGATCAATCCTCATGCCGATGTCGCCCAGGTCGCGCGAAAACACGTCTGCCAGCTTTTTCATGTCGGCTTCAAAATCCTCGCGTGTAACGAACCGCTTTTTAAGCGACCAGCCCGTCCAGGCAAAAAATCCTTGCAACACCAACACGCACGCCCAGCCATAATTCGATAGCATTTCCAGCGTCACAACCGGCTCCCCGTTTCCAATTCACTTTGACAATCGATACAGCGCAACGCCCCACTCAACGCCTTGCGCCGCGCGTCTGGTATCGGTTCTCCGCATTCCACACAGTTTTCCAAAACCAGCTCGGTAACCCGCACCCGGTGACAGGCGAGCGATTGCGTTCGCAGCCGGTATTCAAGCTCCTGCGCGGCATCAATAATATCGACCATCACTTCCGCCACGCCTTGATCACGCTCGCCACACCCTCGCTCGCAGCTGCAACCGTTGCCGACGTCGCATCGAGTGGCCGACCAGCCCGGATTTCCGCCTCAATCGCCTTGTCGCGCTCGCGGCAACCCATGTATTTTTTAATCACGCTTACACAGGCCCAAAAGGCCCCCAGCGCCGGTGCCCAGATCATTTCCGCAACCGGTTTGGCCTCGGCAATGCTGGCCCATACCGAAAAACCCGGTAGCTGATAGCCAAAATAAAACCCGCCAATTTTCATTGCCCAATCCGCAACCGCGAGGAAAAACAGCGCCGAAATTGCATAACCAAACAGCCGAATAACCCCCATCGCCTGCAAGGCAATCTGCGGGCGCGCTGTGGCCCGCACATGGTCGGCATCGCCTGCGGTCAGGTTCATAAAACGCTCGGTATCAAGCTGCTGAAGCTGGATAACGCTGGCAATGATGCGGTCGCGCTGCTCGGGCGGCAATGCATCAACCTGTTGTGATAATTCTTGCGCTGTTTCCCCGGCATCATCGGTGCCGGTGACCGCATTATAAACCGCGCGCGCCCCGTCAAACAGGGCGGGTGCAGCGGTTAAGGCAGCAAGCAAAGCCCCCATCATCCCCTCACGCGTAAGCGCGGCTGAGCCAGCCGTCGCGATATTTTTCAAATTTCGGTTTGGCAATAATCAGCCCGCGATAGAACCCGGCAGTTTCAGACCGGTACGCCGTCATCGCCCCCCACTGATCAAGATCGAATAAAACCCGTTTGGTCAGGGGGCCAATCACGCCATCATCGGCAATGTTCTCGCCACAGGCGCGACAGGCGCGTTGCAGCAATTTATGTGCTTGCAACGCCCCCATATTGACAGCCAGGTCAAAAACCTTGGGGGCAATACCGCCGGGCAAGCCGTCATAGCCAAACTTCGCCCACCAGTTGTCATGGTAGATCGTGATCGCGGTTTCACGCGGCATCTGGCGAATATCGTCGGCATCGACATCGCCGTCGCGGTTGAAATCGAAATCATGAAACCCGTCATGATCCAGATCGATCTCGCCAAGCGAAATCAGATAGCGCAACGAAATCCCGTAACGGGTCGCCCCACCGGGATCGGTCGCGTCATTAACAAAACCGCCCTCATGCAAAAGGACGGTTTTAACAGCCTCTGAAAAGGTTCTGGAATACATGAAATCCCGCTCCAACAATGTTGAAAGCAGGATGCGCGATCCGCCTAAATCATATCAGGGCGCAACACTTGCGCCCCTGACAGCTGCGGAATTTTGGTACGGGATTTTAAAGTGCGGAAAACAGGTCACTCTGCCGGGTCGGTGTGGTGCCGGACTGCCAGTATTGCACGGTACGACGGCTGACCTTTAACCGCATCGCAATCCGTTCCTGGCTCCAGCCCTGATCATAAAGCCAGGCCGCGACAATCTTTTTGGCCAGCGGAATTTCAATGCGCTCGTCGGCTAGATCCTTCACAATTTTTTGTGCCGCGTCAAGCCCGACAATTTCCGCCAGCAAAGACCCTTCCGCGCGCTGCGGAATCCGAAACCGCGATCCACCGCGTGTAAGGGTCAGGGTCAAGGCGGCATCAATGCCAGCAACCTCGGCAATCTGCGTCAAACCATGCGGCAGCGGGTGATTAGACATTTCCCGCACCCTTGCTCAAGCCCGGTATTCTATCAGATTGCGTCGGGCCGGTTTCGCGGTTGCGGCTTGGTCGGCTTGGCCCCTTCGGATTTTTTATAAACCCGGTGCTAGCGCAAATATGACACGCCCAGATCCACAATAATCCTGATCCGTCACATGCCGGGCAAACCTGCTTTTCCATCACCGCACCCTTTTGCTATCGCGCCAGATGGTGACCAACACATGCAGGCGCGCATCATAAATCGCGATCAGCCAAACCCCGCGATGACGCACCGGGATGCGATACCGACTGCGCTCAGAAACAAACACCGGTTCCATTCGGCGCAGCGCATCTTGCAGGCTTTCGGCTTCCGCCATTGAAAGGGCAATCCGGCGCGCGCGAGCGCGTTTTAACACATGGTAAAAACAGTTATTGCGGTGAATGGTCTGGGCATTGAGCGGTGCATAAACCGGCGCATTAATATTCATTTTGCACCGCCCTTCAGGGCGCGCACCTGTCGCCCCAGCTCCTCAATCGCCCGGTCCGCTTCCTTGTCTGAAAAATGCCAGTGCGACATGGCAGCGGAACTGCCCACAAAATCCTGCGCCCACCACGCCAGCGAGCTTTGCGCGCCATTGGGATTTAAAATCCGCCACTGCGCTTCAATAATTCGACAACGCGGGTTTTCAACGGTTTCGCTATAGCCAATCTGATAAGGCGACCAGTTCACACCCGCCGCGCGGACTGCCCAGGCCTTCAGCGCCTCAATCACCTTGTAGCTGTCACCGACCGACATAAACGCCACATCATCAACATTCGCCTGGCGTTTGACAAACCCTCCCAGAGCCCTCTCAGAGGGGTCTGAGACAACACCAAGATGATAAAGCGATATCCACAGCGCGCGGGTTTTGCGTTGCGTAACACCATCGGCCAAACGCGCCCGGCCAGCACGGGCAGCCACCTTTTTTTTCGGCTTGAAACCCAACGATTTGAAATGCTCGATCAGATCCACCAGCTGTGCTGTGCCAAGCTGGGTGCGGCTGGTTTTGCCGGGATACAGGGCTGCAACAATGTCGCGATAGGCATCGTCATCCAGACCAAGCGCTTTCTTGGCCACTTCAATTTTGCCATACAGGCGACGGCGATAAGGATCGACCGGTTTTTTCGGTTTTGTGGGCGTTTTGCGAAGGGCCGTCATGACCGGTCACCTCCACCGGTCAGCACCTGCTGGCCCTCACCTGCAACACCCTGGCGAAAATCAACCTTGCTGCCATCGGCCAGACCATCCACCAACGCCCCGTAATCATGGTTCCGCGCCTTGGCGCTAAGGTCTCTGCCGGTCATGGTCTGCAAGCTGTCGCCAAATTGCTTTGCCTCATAGGCTTCAATGGCTTTGGTTTCCGCCTCTGTCGCGCAATGCGATGTGACCTTGTCG